GGCGAGCTTTTCAACAAGGGGCGGGAAAATCCCCGTGACCGGATTGAACTGGATATCGGCCATCACGCCCTGGCAAAAGGTCGGGTTTGTGAGGATGGCCAGTGGCGGCAAATCGTCACCATTGAGGACGCGTTAGCCGGTGGCTGTACCCTGTTCAATATCGACACGCTGAAACGGGAAAACAGCGCGGAAGACTTCCGCAACCTGTTCATGTGCGAATTTGTAGACGATAAGGCGTCGGTGTTCCCGTTCGCAGAGCTACAGCGCTGCATGGTGGAAAGCGCCGAGGAATGGCAGGATTTCAGCCCGTTCGCCGTGCGTCCGTTTGGCTATCGCGCCGTCTGGATTGGTTACGACCCGTCACACACCGGCGACAGCGCAGGCTGCGCCGTCGTGGCTCCGCCGCTGGTGGACGGCGGCAAATTCCGCGTACTGGAACGCCATCAATGGAAGGGTATGGATTTTGCCGCCCAGGCGAAAAGTATTGAAGAACTCACAAAACGCTACTGCGTGGAATATATCGGCGTGGATGCCACCGGCATCGGCCAGGGTGTTTTCCAGCTTGTCCGGCAGTTCTTCCCCGCCGCGATGGAAATCAGGTATAGCCCCGAAACCAAAACGAAAATGGTACTGAAAGCCAAAGACACCATCACGTCCGGACGCCTGGAATATGACACCAACCATAAAGACATCACGTCGTCATTCATGGCGATCCGCAAAACCATGACCGCCAGCGGCAGCCGTTCCACCTACGAAGCCAGTCGCAGTGAGGAAGCCAGCCACGCCGATGTCGCCTGGGCAATCATGCACGCACTGCTTAACGAACCCCTGACCGCCGCGAACGGCGGCCAAAGCCCTAACATCCTGGAGTTTTATTAATTATGAGTAAGCGCAAATTCCGCAAGGCGGCGCAAACAGCAGTCACCGCAACGGCGCAGCAGACCAGCGGCGCGGAGGCGTTCAGCTTTGGCGATCCGACGCCGGTATTAGACCGCCGTGAAATCCTGGATTACATCGAATGCACGGGGAACGGCCAGTGGTATGAGCCACCAGTCAGCTTTGACGGCCTGGCTCGCACGCTGCGGGCTGCTGTTCATCACAGCTCATCACTGTATGTGAAACGTAATATTCTGGCCTCGACCTTCGTCCCGCATCCGCTGCTATCACAGCAGGAATTCAGCCGGTTTGCCCTGGATTACCTGGTATTCGGGAATGCGTTTTTGGAAGTGATCCGCAACCAGCTCGGCGACGCTGTGGTGATGAAAACGGTGCCCGCCAAATATGCGCGGCGAGGCGTTGAGTCTGATACTTACTGGTTTGTGCAGCAATGGAAAGAGGCGCATCAGTTTGAAGCCGGTAGCGTGTTCCATCTGATTGAACCGGATATTAATCAGGAGCTGTACGGCCTGCCGGAATATCTCAGCGCGCTGAATTCCGCCTGGCTCAATGAGGCCGCCACACTGTTCCGCCGCAAGTATTATCAGAACGGCGCACACGCCGGATATATCCTGTACATGACCGACGCGGCACAAAGCAGCTCGGACATCGATCAGATGCGTAAAGCGATGCGGGACACAAAAGGGCTGGGCAATTTCCGAAACCTGTTTATGTACGCGCCGAACGGCAAACCGGACGGGATCAAGATTTTGCCGCTCAGTGAAGTCGCGACGAAAGACGATTTCTTCAACATCAAGAAAGCCAGCCAGAACGACCTGCTTTGTGCGCACCGTGTGCCGCCGCAGATGATGGGTATTATCCCGGAGAACAGCGGCGGTTTTGGTGATTCGGTGAAGGCGTCGCAGGTGTTTGTCAGGAATGAGCTGACGCCATTGCAGGAACGGTTTAAGGAGCTGAATGCGTGGTTTGGGCAGGTGGTGATTAGGTTTACTTCTTACGAGCTTACATCAGAGTAAGATTATAAGCCCCAAGTTCTGGGGCTTATAATCTGAAAAAAAAGAACTGGCCGATATTTAATCTGATGTCCTTTGAACTTCCAATAACCCCCCAAACCTACTAATATTACTCTTCAATTAGGGCTAATATTTCGCTAATTTTTCCACTGTTTAAAATTTTATACATCAACTCAAGCTTTCCGGGGCTTGACATTAGAGAAGGGTCATAGCCGAATTCTCTTAAACGGCGGTTTAAAGTGCACATTTTTATTGTATTTGCGCCTTTATCACTAAGATCAACATAATAACCATCAACTTGGAGGATATGGTCCTCATAATTATCAAAGTGAGGGTGATATATTAGAAATGCTGAACTACTCCTTGGATATACTTTAGGATTTTTAGTGAAGGTTCCCTCCAATTTATCCGCAACTTCCTTCTCCCTTTTAATTTCGTTACAATCTGGGCAAATTACACATAAATTTTTGGGAGTGAAAATAAAATCAGCATACTTAGATTTAGGGGCAATATGCTCGACATGACAACCAGATGCCGACTTAGAAATTACATTTCTACAGTAAGCACATCTTGCTTTTTGTTTTTTTCGATAGAAATTTCTTATTTCCCTCCTAACACCTTGTAATAAATCGCTAGACCAATCCCTAAAACTATAGGTTGGTATTGCAACAATATGTTCTATAGTTTTTAGTGAATCCTCACTTAATGAAATAGGCTCGGAAATATCAGGCATACACCCCCCTCATCTTTACGATTGCATTAATTAGAGGGCGTAATGGATCATCATCAGATATTTTAGGTAATATACTAATCAACTCATCATAAACAAGAATATCTTCAGGGGAAAATTCTTTATTACTAGATACTTTCGAGAACAAATTAACAGAAATTCTAGATAAGTATTCATTTTTAAAACCCGGAGCGCCAAATAATTTTGCAAGCTGAAAATCAGATGATTTATTGATGTATTCAACGGCATTTTGTGCCACACCATCTTCCATAGTTAATATATAGCAACCTTCTTCACTGAGGTTCGAGACAATCTGAGGCGAATGAGTTGCAATTATAAACTGGCATCCTTTATAAGATCTAAATATGCTGGTTAACAGTTGAATATATTTTTCCTGCCACTCTGGGTGCAAACAAACCTCAGGCTCATCAATCAGAATTAAAGAATTATCGTCAATTATTGATGATATGCCCAGCATGCTAATTATTACACACTGCTCTCCGGAACTAGCATTCTCTATTGAGAGTAAAGTGTTAGAATCTATTTTCTGTAATACCGCACTATCAAATTTAAGCAAGCCCGCACTAATCAAAATTGTTAACGCTTCATCAAAAATAAAATTTTTATGAGATAATGATAATTCGTCATCTTTGATTTCTATTTTCAATTTTCTAATGTTATGTATATCTGGAACCAATTTTAATGCTCTGTGAATTTTTAGAATTATATCTTTTCTATCGAGACCAGTAGCTTCTTGTCGGGTAAAATAATCATCGATCTGATATTCCCCTTTTTTTATTCTTGATTCAAGATAATAGTTAAGCTCTCTCCAGTTGAAAACTTTATCACTTTCGATAATTCGTCGAATTACACTTCCTCCAATGTAGTTAAAAGTCATGCTTAAATAACTTTCAAAACCAAGATAGTTGAGTGTTTTCCCAAGCCCAGACTCATCACTATATAAAAAACTTTTTAAATAATTTCCTATTACCTTTGATAAGTATCCTTTACTGACATCATGCTTTGAAATATCTTTCAACCCTAAATAATGATATCTCCCTGTTTCATTATAAGAAGAGTACCATGGAAACTTATCAAATGGGTTTGTTGAAAGAGCTATGACATTTGAATTTTCGCCAATATTTTCGCCAATAAAATCCATTTCAGTAATAGTAGAATCATTATCATATTCAGTAATGAAACTCACAATGTTTTTTAATAATCTACTTTTCCCAGTACCATTCTTCCCTATAATAACAGTAAATATATTCTTATCTGTCTTAATGTGGTCAGCCGTGATGAGTCTGTAGTTTTTAGAACCTATTGTTAATGACCTGATCATCTAAACCCCTAATGACTGTTAGTTCTTAATTTAATTTCTTGAAATAATTTACATTGAAATTTTCATAAATCAATAGGTATGATTAAAGGCATTTAGTGGAATTGGTTAATTATTTCCATGCTAATTAAATGTATTTTTTTGTTCAATCTAGGAAACTATACTGTATCAACGGTTTCTTTCGGTCCGTTGATTAAAGCTTACTCCTGTACTGACCTGAAATGCGTCAAAAAATAAAATAGCTCAGAACCGCGTAAGATACGCTATTTCAGCCTCGCGCCGCACGTCCATGCGCGCAATGTTACCCGCCTGCCCGCTTCTGACTTAGCTCACCGTTTTGAATGCAAGACTAAGATCACCTAAAAGTACGGCGATAGGGGCGATCAGGTGTTTTTTGATCCTCTAGGGGACATGCAAAACCATGCACAGAATGCATGCATGGTTCATCCATATGACCGCACTTTTGTATTAGCTCAGAATTGACCTGTCACAACTACGGCACAGAACCAAAGCTAATCTGACAGGCAGCTCTGTATCAGTAGCGGACTTTTCTGCATCACAATGTATTAACATATATGTGGCATGTCGGCCTAAAAAACTGTAAAAACGTCATTAATTAGTTGAAAAAAAATTAAATTATTGTATATGATTAATTATGTCATAAACATTAAAATAAAGGTGGCCATTTTGAACCCTGATAATTTCCCTGAGTTATTTGATCCTTCTCGTTGTATTCTTTTTCTCGGAGCAGGTTTCTCTGCAGACTCAAAAAACAAGATAAATACTAATCCTCCTATAGGAAATGAGTTGAATATAGAAATTAAGAGGCTAGCAAAAATCCCAGAAGATGAACCATCTGACTTCACAGATTCAGCAGAATATGCCATATCAGAAAAACTTGACCTATTTGGATTACTCGAAAAACTTTATACTATCAGAGAAATAACCGATTTACAGAGAAAAACATTATCCCTTCCTTGGTTAAGAATATATACGACCAACTATGATAACTCAGTGTCAGTATACAAAGCTGAGAAAAATGAAAGTGTAGATATTTTTGACCTAACAGATGAACCACCGAAGAAAATTAAGAAAGGGTCAGTTATTCATTTGCATGGTTCTATAGCGAAGTGTAACCCTGAAAATCTCAATGGTTCTATTGTTTTAACCCGACGTTCTTACGTAGAGCAGAGGGTTAAGAAATCGCCTTGGTGGGATTGGTTTGATAGAGACATTAAAATCTCGCAGTATGTTTTTTTTCTAGGATATGATATAAATGACTTTGAACCTGCTAGCTATTTAATAAAATATCCTGAAATGGAACAACGGCGACACTTCATTTTGAGAGATACTAAAAGTCCTATAATTGCATCAAAATTAAAAGAATATGGTTTACGACATTCATTTGAACTTAAAGGATTTGTCGATAGACTGAATAGAGCAAAAGTTGCACCAACACCATCTCATGAAAACGAATTAAGATCCTTTAATTATGTTGATCTTTCAAAGGACAACAAGCTACCTTCAAAACCAACATCAGCTGAGATCCAAGAATTACTCGCATTTGGGAGAGTTAGATTTGACGCAATTAGCTCAACTTTGCCTGAATCAGAATATGTTGTATTTAGAAAAAAATCATTAGCTGAATGTAGTAAAGTACTAGAATACAATAGAACCCTTATTATTCACAGTAAGGTGGCAAATGGAAAGACAATTGTAATCAATGAATTAAAAGTTTTATTATCACAACAAGGTCGACGCTGCTTTACATTAAGAGATAATATTTCACCGCTCCCACAAGATATTGAATTCTTGTCTAGAATTGACAATCCTGTTATATTCTTCCCTAATTACGATAGTGCTTTTGAGAACATTCACTTATTTGAAGGCTTATCTGAAAATGCAAAATTTGTGGTAGAAATCACATCAAGCATCCTGCAGGTTAGAATGCAGGAAGTTAATCGGAAGTTACTAGGGAGTATAAAAAGAGTAGATGTTGATAGATTAGATGAGAATGATATTTCCTACTTAAGTGATCTTCTTAAAAAGGCTGGACTGACTACACTGTCCGAGACAATAGATGCAATTAGCACTATGGAATTTAGAGATTTTTTATTAAAATCCTATGAAGACCCTGAAATTGCCAAACGGCTCAAAAAAGTTATTGAACCGTTACTTAACTCTTCTTCAGCAAGAAAATTGATATGTATCAGTTCAATATTGAAATTTAGTGGTCAACCTTTAGATATTGGTTTTATTCAAGATGTTACAGGAGAAGATCCATATTCTGTCCTTAGTACTTTAGGAGACAAAGCTTTTGAGTTAATGAATTATAATATTGACAAAATTGAGATGCATTCATCTATTCTTTCAGAACATATATTAAGAAAGCACATTGAGACAAATGATTTTGTCGATATCATATTTAAACTTGCGGCTGAGGCAGCACGCAGAATTGATGATGAACATAACTTCAACTCTGAGCGATTCCGTAGGGCCCGTGCACTTCTTTCAGCAGTTCTTCGATTCAGTTTTCTTGATTCTATTATTGGGCAAAGACACTATAGTAATAAAACCATTGAAAAACTGTACGAATTCTGTCGTCGTGATTCTTTAATTGAGAAAGAGCCACTTTTTTGGCTTCAATACAGTATATTCTGGCAGAACGCGCCTCGATGGGACCTGGCCGAATCCCATATGATTGAAGCATATGCACGTAGTGCTGCCCGTACTGGTTTTAAGACCTTCCAACTTGATACATACTGGCTCGGTTTATTATGCGACCTAGAAATATTTGATTCTGAAACAGGACAACCAGTTACTCGATTTGATAAAATCATAGATATGATGGAAGTTTGTAGAAATATGATTGATAGTGGAAATCATAGGTATCATGTTTTAAAGTCATTCTTAAAATTAGAGCCGATGATTTCGAAGAGAAAGAACGACCTTACTGAGTCTCAATGTATAAATTTGGCCTATAATTTAAATCTAATTGTGACGCAACTAGATAATTTATCAGATATCGATAAAGCCACCTGGGGAACAGAACCATGTAAGAGAAGTCTTCTGAATTGCATGGGCATATTGGATATCCGTAACTAGATTCATATTGAAAAGACCTCAATATAGGCATCTATTTATAATATTTAAAGATTGAAATTTAGGGGGGGCGCTATTACCCCTCTAAATTTCTGTCAGTATAATACTAATTTTTACCGTGTTAATTGAATGCTAATTACAGGGGAAAGCAATAGCTATTTCATTGGATCTTACAAAGAAAGTTGCAAGTAAACCAAAAATAAACCTGATGCTTTATCAATTTCACTAATCTAGCTTATTTCCCTAGGTATAGAAAATAACACGTGGTTTCACATAAAAACATCAAGCATAATCTATGGCGATTTTCAATTTAATTGATTGCTGAATTTCCTAAGTCTGTTCTTACTTGTTCGCTCCGTATTGCTAAGAATTTTTAAGCAAATTGGTTACACTAATTTTATCTGTATGGCCTAGTCCCCCGTGATTAAAACACAGCAATGCTAGTAATATCAGCCCAGACTGTGACAACAATTACCAACATCCGCTTCTCGCTCGATCCAGACTGTCAGATTTGATGATGTTCTACCTACGGAATTTGTCAGATCAAGTCTGTAATAATACACATCATTCAAACTCAGCCCAATCCGGCAGCGGTTCAAAACTCATAACCACATCACCAAAGCTAATTTTCGCTCCACGGCTCAGCGCTTCCAGTTCCCAGCGTTCAGCCGGTATGTTGTGTTTCATCAATTCGCGTTCGATTTCCGGCAATCGCGCCCGTTCTTCTGCCGTCAATCTTGCCGATGGGGCAACATCACAGCCTTTTGTCGGGTCGAAACTGCGCTGCGCCTTGCTGACTCTCGGCGTTTCCGCACGTATACGTGCCACAATCGCCCTCACGGCGGCTGTGTCAGTCCAGTCAATTACCGGTTGGTTGGCAGAAATAAACGCTGTAGCGGCCCTCCCTACCTGACTATCACTCCAATTTGCGGCGGCCTTCTTTCCACCTAATCTACAGTTATTGACAGGACTCCGAGGCGCGCCGGAGGCGCTTATTAAATTCAAAGGATGAACGGCAACTTCAACAGCCTTGGCGACAATGCGCCATTTTGTTGTGCGTGTTTCGTGGATAAGGTCAGTGCCAAGATGAGGGGCATAAACGCCGATGATTTTCTGGATCTCTTCGTCGTACTCGTTTAACTCATCAATCACTTGGCGGGCGGTTCTTACCGTTTGCTCATCGCGTGGGACATTCGCCCCACCCTGCGCAGAAATATATGCGGCGAAATCACCACCGTCTGCCGCTGCTCTTGCAGCTTCGACAAGTTCGTCAAACTCGCTAGCGATACTCACACCACGCGGCAATCTGCGCAGCTCGCGATAGGCTCCCATTGTTGGTACACCGATAGATTTAAATTGCGGTATACGCCATGTAGAAGCCCATGCGGTAACGGCTGCGGCAGTCTCTGACAATGATCGGCCAGTCTCATGGTCTATCTCACCTTCCAGAGCATAGCCATCAATGTTCTTGGCTATATATTTAGCGATATAGCCTGCCGCTCCGCCTTTATTTAAATGCTTGCACTCAAAACGCTGGGCTAGTGCCCCCCGTTCATCTCCATCTTCTTGGAGGGCATAGCGGCGCATGATGTCAACGGCAGGCTGACGGTGAGCTTTGTCGCAAAACAACATCATATGCCAGTGAGGTGTAGCGTCATGGTGAGGTTCAACTACGCGCATTCCGTAAACCTTGATGCCGTTGTCTTTGAATGCTGTCCGCATCTTGCCCCAGATTTTCACCAGATAGCGCTGACCATCCTTTGGCGAAAACGCTTCTTCATCCCACTTATGATTGAAATTAACGCGGCGATCAGTCTTTTTCCCGACCATGCGTGTTGGATGGTATTTTGACGGAGTGGTTATCGTGAGGAACATGCCGACATGACTAACTTCTGCGGCATATTTTTCAATTCCTGCAATCGTGCTCATCAGCTCCATACGACGGATTTCAGGGTTAGAAATACTCCCCATAACCTTATCGATGAGATCTATACGTTCCCCTGTTTCGATGTTTTCTAAATCGCAGGATTTAAGATATTCCATGTTTGCTAAACGGCGCGCCCGAACATCCCGGATAGCCTGTTTGCTGGCATAGCCAGACTTTTGCAGACTAACCTCGCCAACAGCAATCAGGAGAGATTCGCGCCATTGAGTGCGCTGCGCTTTTAACTGTCGAATCCACCACTCATCATTTACCAATCGCGCGATGCTGGAGAACGCTGAGCGCATATCCAGTTTGCGTTTACAGTATTTTTGCCAGTGCATTGGAGTGATATTAAAAACGCGGGCAGCACCGGCAACCTCACCATAAATTTTTTGCTGTGCGCTGTCGGTGAATAGCTTGGCTTGTACGCCGTTATGCTGACTTAGAAGCTGATCGCTCTGCTCTTCATATTCAGTGAACAGCCGGGATGAAATTTGCATCGCGAGACGTTTTAACGCTTTATCATTCATTCCAGCTAACTGGCGATAACTCTCAGCCTCATCAGTAAAAATTTCATTAGCTCTGCCACTTAAGGCCAACGCATATTTAGCCTGTACAACCTCGATACGTGGCCAAATTCGGGGCATAAAAACATTGATGAGGTAACGATGTGCAGCCAGCAACCCTGAGCTTTCTTTAAGGTATTCATAACGGCCAGAGAAAACGCCACTTAGAAAAAATGGCAGCGCGTGGATCTTGCGTAAGGCATCTTGCCCCTGATGGAATTCATCACGGGTAAGAGGTCTTTCTTTTGAGATTGCAGGACGGGGGGCGTTCCAAGGGTATGCGCCGACAAAAGGAACCTTGTCGGCTTTTATTAGCTTAGGTGGTGGCGAGGGCGCGATACGCCCTCTCGCATTCATCAGCACGTTATTTACCGGACTGCGTCACGTTAAAAGCAACCCGGCAAAGATCTCCAATATCAGCTATCTCATCAGCCAGTTCCGCAAGGGTACGGACATCAGAATCTCTGATATGAAAGTGCAGTAATCCTTTCACCAACTGGTCAATCTTGGCGTAGTAAGCCGTGGCTTCTAAATATTCCTGCCCTTTCTTATCGCCAGAAAGAACAGTTTTCTTTTTGTTGAGAATGAACTGGTAGCAGTCACTCGTCACAACCCAATTGTCACCTACAGAAATTCGAATCATGCTTAGCTCCTGAAATGTTTTTTCTGTTGTTCGGTGATTTCTTGGCATGACACACAACGCACGACACCGGGAAATGCAGCCCGCCGCGCCGCAGGGATTGGCTGGTCGCAGTCTTCACAGACTGAGGCCGATACCCCATTGCTATGAATACGATGTGCAGCTACCTGATGAGTCAAAATGTCGAGATTCCTTTCCTGCACGGAATCCATTAAATCTGGCATTACATCACCCCTTTATTTTCTAAACCTTCGTTGTGAAAACGGATGGACTCTTGTCCGAGTAATTCAAGGATTTCTACCCTGTCTAATTGCTGTTGAATCGCGTGACTAATTAGCGAATCCAGATGCGAAGAAAAGGTGATTGCTGCATCAGCCTTAGCCTGATTTCGTGCCTGATTTAACATCCAATTCGTTGCTTCGCTGTCTGCTTTATTTCTCATTTCTTGACCAACTGTTAAGCTCATCTCTGGCTCCAGACAAAGGGATCCCCTACGCAATCAAGCGCAGAATTAAAAATGGTTAATTAGTGGAGGTAAGTTTCGGGGCGAACCGACGTTAATACAGTCGGCGCATTTTCAAACAGACTAAATAATTCCCGTAGAGCTCGAAATAAAGCCTCTCGCCATGAGCATGTTTCGTCATCAATTCGCCAATATGGCTGGCTGAATTCTTCTTCCGTTAATCCTGCATGAAAATATAAAGTGCGGCGTTCGCTAATATTTAAGCGTCCGATAAAACATGATTTAGTGATCCTGAAGCTACGGTATTTTGCAAAAGCAGCCCGGAGCTCATCAATTGCGCAGACAATACGTTCACGATCGCAATCGTTCATTTCCTGCAATTTCATGACGGAATGGCGTTGTCTTAACTGAGCATGAAAACAGATAGTCAGACGTTCACGCTCGCTCATCTTGTTATAGAAATCACAAGAGGTTTGCCAACGAGCGGATGCAAGCCGCTCCCCAACAGCAGCACGAAGCCCAGCAGGCTGATTCATTACGATAGCCGCAGTGATTACTGTCATTTTTTTCCCCATGATAAAAACCGTTTCACCGCTACCGCGCGCATAGAACGGCGTGAACAGATAATGATTCCTTTGCGACCTTTCCCATGTGTAATTGAATTATTCATGGGACGTGCGGTTTGATGATTCCAGAGCAGTGGTGCTAATGAGATTGGGTTTTGCATATTACTGCCCTCTTCTATGCTGCGCGGCCGCGACCACGGCAAGGTTTACTTGCACTGATACGGTCTTTCCATCCATGCCACTCTGCCGGTGCATCTTCAACAAGCTGATCAGCAAACTTGTCCCATTCTTTGCGGCTAATCCACAGCTCTGCGTGCCCACCCGGCTTTAATGGATCAGCCATATAAAACGCTGGCAATTTTCCTGCTTTGGCCATCGCAACAATCGCAGCCGGTGTTTTACCGACATACAATGCGAAACCTTCCTTTGAAAGAAGGTTTCCCGGCTTTTCTGACAAATTGATTGGCTTCCGCTTTGCCCCTGCCTCTGTATTGATGGTGGAATGTTCATCTGAACTCTCAGATTCAATGGTTTTCGCTTCTACTGTCATTTGCTATTCTCCGACTTGGCTCCGTATCACGTTCTGGCACCATTTAGGCTGCTTTGAGTGTGATTGCGGCTCTTAGTTTTCAATATAATTACGAGAACTCGATATTATGTCAACATCTCAAGGCGAAAAACTTAAACTCATCCGTGACTCCGAAAGGCTAAGCATTCGGGAACTAACTGATATCGTTGGAATTAGTTACACCACCTATCACGGCTATGAAAATGACAAATCAAAGATGACCTTTGAATCTGGCGTCAAGCTGTTCAAGCTTCCTCGTTTTCGCAAATATCAGAACTGGTTCATGTTCGATGAGACCGATCCCGCATCCGGCCAAATAGCGCCGGCACTCGCACACTCTGGGCAAGAAAATCCAACCTCGTCCCACTCAGACCAAAAGACTGGCTGACCATATACGCCGCACAAATTTGTGATTTTTGTACAGTGGCCGACTGTTACAGCCACAAACAGACAGTACCGAACAAAGTTGTAACCATTGGAGGGCTTCGCTATGTCAATTAAGAAGCTCGATGATGGTCGATATGAAGTGGACGTAAGGCCGCAGGGTTCCGAGGGAAGAAGAATCCGGCGTAAATTTAATACGAAAGGTGAGGCTCAGATTTATGAGCGTCATGTGCTGGTTAACTACCATAATAAAGAGTGGTTAGAGAAACCGGCAGACCGCCGCAAACTGACTGATTTACTGGAATTGTGGTGGCTATACCACGGCAAGCACCATAACCGTGGTCTGATAGAAAAAGGCAGGCTTTCAGCAATCATGATTAAGTTTGCTGAAATCGGGGTGACCAGAGCTGACCAGATAACCAAGAAAGCGATAACGGATTATCGGGTCAAGATGATGAATGAAGGCTTGAAACCAGCCAGTGTGAACCGTCATCAGGCTATATTCAGCGGCATGTTTACCAAGCTGATTGATGCCAATGAATATCACAGCGAGCATCCTTTCAGAGGCGTGAAAAAGCTTAAAGAGGCTGAGCCAGAAATGGCGTTTCTTTCTACTGAAGAAATCACGCAGTTGCTCGATATGCTGGAAGGAGACAACCGCAACGCTGTGCTGCTTTGTCTGGCCACCGGTGGTCGCTGGAGTGAAGTTGCAGATCTTAAAGCTGAGCACATTATTAACTGCATGCTGACATTCATGAAAACGAAGAATGGTAGACGCAGAACAATACCGCTGTCTGAGGGCTTGGTTAAAATGGTGAAAAAACGTAGTACCGGGAAACTGTTTACGCCCAATTACGACACGGTGCGAAACACACTACGAGCTATGAAGCCAGACCTACCCGCCGGACAGGCTGTCCATGTTCTGCGGCACACATTCGCCACGCATTTTATGATGAATGGAGGTAATATTATTACACTACAGCGAATTTTAGGGCATTCCACCGTACAACAGACCATGGTTTATGCGCACTTTGCACCGGACTTTTTGCAGGATGCAGTCTCATTAAACCCACTTAACGGAGTGTCCATATAA